GGCATTCAGGATTAGAGCACTTAAGCTCTACCCCCGTTTCCGGGAGGGTTTCTTACGACCCGTTAAGGTTCGCAAGAACAGCAGTTTCCCACTGTTGCCAAGATAATCTGTACCCATTGGACAGACTACCTGATGGTTTGTAATCCCAAAAGGGAGTACAACGTAGCTTCACCCGATATCTAACTTCACTATGCCTAGTGTTGATAGAACCGGAAACCACTTCACCTTTAAGGAACGATAATAGTAATCCGCAAGGATTATAAATTAAAGTTTTCCTCTTAACTTTCCTAGGGTAATGGATGACCCCATTCTCATCAAAAGATATTGTACATGAACGTGAACGATAAACTCTATAAAGAATAGAGCTATTACGATCGCGTTTGTACATATCCCTAGATAAGAAAGTAAATGGAACACGAATACCAGAATCAGGATTCTCATCAAAAGGTACATAGAGTTTTACTCTTAGACCATCGAGAAGAAGCTTGATAGTATTACTTAAAGTAATACCGGTATAAGCACTCCATTCATTTAGAAGGTTAATGGTGACGCAAATATCTTGAGGAGACCGTAAGCGTTTACAATAAACGCCACGGACTGGCTGGCCATAAAACCAATCAGTTCCACAAGACTCGCGAAACGGACCTTCAAAGAAGGTCTTAGAGGGGTTCATAGAGAAACCAAGCATACTAAGGAGACGAGCTGTTGAACGAAACGCATTGGTTTCGACAATCAGATCATCACCAAAGCAGGCCCAGTTTAGAATTCCACCCTTTCGGAATGGGATTCCATTTACTCTATAAGCAGCTCTAATGATACAACTAAATATGATAGTTTGGATAGGAAACGTAAAACCGTTGCCCATCGTAGATAACATATGAAGTTCCACAGGAACACCATCAACTAAAGTATGAGTTACTCTCAATAAAGTGAGTAGATCATAGAACCAAGTAGGGAAAACTTCTCTACAAAGGTTCATTGATAGTGAATCGGAAGCAGAAGTTAGGTCAATTGTTGAGAAAGACCCATCTTTTGAACCGATCTGTGCGAGTCGGCGGTTACTTTCGGGCTGGTTACTAATGTCAATACCAAAATGACAACGTAACCGGTCTTCGAGTATCGTGCCTAAGCCAAGTTGATAATACATATTCAACGAAGGCTCGACACAAACCATACGACTGATATCAGACGTTTTAGGAACGAAGCTACACCGACTACTATTGACAATTTTCGGGTATCCGAACGTTTCGCGGCGGAGCAATTCCGCCTCACGAAAAATAGGTAACCCTTCAATATTGTCTCTGTATTGTGAATACAGATCAAACGATGTTGTAGCCATCTTGGAACTGAAATGTTTAGCATAGAAGCTATTCGAATCAGAACCAAGAGAAGCACCAGGCCCACTTCTAGCTTTGTCTAAAATTTCAGACATAGAAGAAACAAGCTGGTTTCCATAAGGATGAAGAAAATGATCTAGCTCTCTACGGAATTCACCATAGAGTATTCGATCAGATTCCCATTCAAATGAAATACGCCAGTCCTTACACTTATTATTAAATGCAAAGAACTTCTCGCGAGCTCGTAAATCAGGCTCTGTAGTATCATCAGGCAACCACTTTTTGGTGATTGTCTTAAGAAGTACAGAGGCTGCAACTTGCTTATAAGAAGCATCTGGTGGAGTAGAGCCGAGGTCCAAAGGACCAAAAGGCGTAAACTCATTAACATCGGATAAAATAGCACTATAAAGAGCGACAGGACTAATGCCCATGTGGATCTCCAAGTTGTACTACGTAAAGCAATAACTACAAGGTTAGACTAAAAGGTCTAGCCGCCAAGTAGCGCTACTACTGCAGAAATAACAGAAGAACCTACGCCTTTAACAGCGTGAGTATTCTGCATAACTACAAGAGTAGCTAAAATTGCACTTCGGTGTGTAACTAGCCACGGGATAAAATTAGAGAACATAAATTCTCCTAAATTACACCCGTAACTAGAGTGTCACCAATTGAAGCACTGATTGAATTCAGTGAGCCAATTAGCAACGACATCGAGGCACGTATATTAGCAGCGTCCGCGGAGTCTGCTCCAGCAGGCACATCAATCGTAAGAGTGGCATTAAGCACACTCTTAGGCTGACCTGCAAGCGGGAGACAACCCTTACGGACGATGATCTTATACGAGTTACGTGGCACAGACTTGAGAGCCCCAGTCACAGGATCGATCGCACCAACCGTCTTTAAGGTGGTTGGACGCGAAAGAGTGATTGTGAAAGGGTTGGACGGAGACGAGTTAGGGTCGACACCAGTCTGAGTACCAGTAAAACTGGTAACTGCATACTGTTTGCCGGCACTAGTCGGAGCCGTATCCACGGCAATTACATACGCAGGCGTAGTAAAGCCAGTTTGAGCACCACCCGTAATGGGAGAGGTGAGGGTAAAGGACATAAAATGATCCTAAAGGTATCACTACAGTTAGTAGTTTAACCTAACGAATGTTAGAAGCAACACGACTGATCTCTTTTTGTCGGCCAAGCAGAAGTGCAGCCATATTTTCCCAAGGTTTTAGTGAACCCAGTGGCAGAGTAATCTGGAACTGGGGAACTAATTCATCAGGAGATATGGAAGACCTCTGAAAGCTAACATATTGACCAGTAGGGTTAACCGTGACGGAGTTTTTGAAATATTGCATCCAGCCGAGCGGAGGGGCATTAAACTGTTGATCAGAATAATCATACGTATAATCGTGTGTTATTCTGACAGTTTTATTTCCCCAGGCAAGTTGGCCTACATTAAAGCAAAGACCCCTGATTATATCACCACAGTTGGTAAAATAATCAACTACCCAAGAATATGGGATTAAATCCCATATGGTCGGTACAAAGTGAGGCAAATCTAATTGCATCATTTGTTGAAGACCCAAGCGGCCATTACTGGCCTCTGTCTTAACGGCTCCTTTATAGGTAACAGAATAAGATCCAATAACCGTGATCTTAATATTGATACCTACCTGACCAGCGCCTATACTATTAATAAAGACGTCAGTCAGAATAGGGAAAGTTCCATAGGCACTGCCGCGGATAGGCTGTATATCGGTATGGTTCATATTATTGACCACATCGGCATAAGCTTTACCTACGTCAGCAGCTAGAGGGAACCAACCAAACTTAAACTCGAGCCATGTATCTGCTACCATCTTAGTAAGAGAGGCTTTATGCTTCACACTCTTCGTTAGTTTCAATACTTTCGATAGATGTGAGAACGTAAACTCTCTTAAAGTTTGTAGCGGATGGGTAATGCCATGTATCGTCTCTTTCCATTCGCCAAGGTCCTGGCCAAGTTCAATCGAACTACGGGCAGAATCAGCAGCGTCAAGAAATTTACGAATAGCACGGTTGGTTATATCGGTAACAAGGTCACCGGGTGGTGGATCGTTGAAGCCACTAAAACTGTATAACAGGGGTTCCCCTGTTAAACCGTAATAGTATTGCTGACTCGGATCACCAATCGGACCTAACATCTGACCAACATCGAGAAAGCCAGGACTAATTGTAGCTATTGTGCCTTGACAGGCAGTCGTAGCATTAGCACCAGCTCGAACGAGTGATCGCCATGAAGGATTATAGTCGCCAATGACAAAGCCGCCGATAGGGTATAATTGCCGAGTAAACTCGGACATTACACCGTTACCGACTTCATTGAACATAATGGCTAAATAAGAATCATAGCGATTTTTGGTATAAGACATAAGGTTTACCAGTGTTAATCTATACCTTCTGATCAGGTACCACCTGAGCAGTGTAAGTACAGAAAGAAGAGACCCGTAGGGTCCCAAGAAGATAGACACCAATACCTAAATCAAGAAATTGACAAGGTACAAGGCATCCGCCTTAGAGGAGACCCGAAAGGG